ACCTACTCCGACTCCCTGACCCTCGAGCAGTACCGGAACGCGGTCCGGCTCGCGGGGAAGATGTCGGAGAAGCGCACCGCGTACTCCCAGCGGATGCTGGCCAAGCAGTTGCTCAAGGACTGGCTGGCGGCGCAGATCGACGGCCGTGTCTTCACGATCATCAGCACCTCGCCGACGACCGCCGTCTACGGGGGCCTCGCCACCTCGACGGCGACCATCGCGTCGGGCGACTACCTGACCCTGGCGCTGGTCACCAAGGCCAAGGTCAAGGCCCGCAAGGCGAGCCCGCAGATCTTCCCGGTGTCGATCGAGGGCGGGGACTACTTCCTGCTCGTCATCGCGCCGGACGTCCTCAACGACCTCAAGGTCTTCGACCCCGCCTTCGCCCAGGCGCAGCGCGAGGCCCAAATCCGCGGGGAGAAGAACCCGCTCTTCACCGGGGCCGAGGCGATCTGGGACGGCGTGGTCATCCGGTCCAGCACGCGCGTCCCGCTCACCACGAACTGGGGGGCGGGCGCGAACCTGACCGGGGCCGAGAACCTCTTCTGCGGCCGGCAGGTCGCCTGCTTCGGCTGGGGCGCCAAGCCCAGCTGGGTCGAGCAGGCGTTCGACTATGGGAACAAGACGGGCTTCGCCATCGGGGCGATCTACCAGATCAAGAAGGCCGTCTTCAATGCCGTCGACAACGGGCTTGTAGGAATTCGCACGTTCAGAAGCAACATCTAGCCCTGACGGCGGCGGCGGCGGGGCCCGCATGGCTCCGCCGCACGAACCGTCGGGAGACGTGAGGCCACACATGCCGGGCAAGGTCGTGCGATCGGAGGACGCGGCGCGGGTGATGGTCGACCCGGGGGCCGAGGTGGCCCTGGAGGAGCTCCTCCCGTCCCGGCGCGAGGCGTGGGCGCTTGAGGACCTCGTGGCCGAGGCGACCATCGTCTACCTCGGGAACAACCCGAACCACACGGCCGTGCTCCAGGGGACGACCCGCTACGTGGGCGGCGATTCCGACGCGGACGCGATCGAGGTGCCGGCCGACGACGTGGAGGGCCTGACGACCTACACCTTCAACCGCTTCGACAGCCGCCAGCGGCTTGTGCGCGAGCGGATCATGCCGGACGGGGACTACAAGGGCCGGGTCCACACGAAGTGCCGGCACTTGGGGCACATCGTCTGGTTCCGCGAGGCCCGGGACGCGGACGGCGGGATGCTCTACAAGGTCCTGGCCACGCGCCAGGCGGGCAAGCGGGTCGAGGCCTACGCCCGGATGCAGCTGGAGTCGCAACTGCAATCGGCCGACAGCGGGCGGCCGGTGCTCCAGGCGATGGGCCTGGACGGCTGATCGGAGAGCGGACCATGGTCATCCAGCCCAACGCCGTCGAGACCGGCACCGGCCTCTACTGCCTGCTCCAGGCGCTCGTGAATCGGGTCTTCAACAACCCGCTCCTCGCGGCGGCGACCACGAACACGCGGGTCAAGAACACGAACGCCTTCACGTTCGCGGTCGAGGGGGTGCTGATCTCGAAGGCGGCCACCGATCCGCTCGACGACTTCGACGCCGCCTTCGTGAACACCGGGGCCGGCCAGGTCTGCCACGTGCGCCTGGAGATGAACGCGGCCGGGGCGCTGAGCGGCATCCAGGGCCCGATCATCACCGCGACCGACATCGCCCCCGCCCTCGTGCCCCGGCGCACCGCGTCGAAGGCCACCCTCGGGACGATCCAGATCCCGGCGTCGTTCGTGTTCGGGACCACGTCCTACGGGACCGCGGTGTTCGTCCAGGGCGACCCCGACCTCGGGACCGGGCGCGGGACCGGGGTCCAGGACCGCGGGATCGCGGCCACGATCGTCAACGCGCCGTAGGAGGACGTCATGCCGAAGCGCTTTCCCCTCAGCGGAACCTACGGCCGGATGCAGCAGGACCAGGCCGCGTTCACCCCGGCGGACGGCGAGCCCACGAAGCTGAACCGGGAGCCGAACGCCGAGGCCGTGTCCGGCAACCTGGCGGGCTACGTGCGCGGGAGCCGCGGGGCGCAACCGGAGATCCCCGGCGGCGACACCCCGGCGGGGAGCGCGCGGGTCGGCCTCGAGCCGTCCACGGCGGACCTCACGGCGCGGCAGGCGACCACGCTCACGGACGTGTCGACGACCCAGTCCCAGAAGGGCCGGATGCCGGCGGGGCCCCTCCGGTACATGAAGCGGCCGGACGCCTCGGCGTAGGCGCTCACGATGTGGGGACCGTCCGTTGATGAGGACACTGACCCAGCGCGTACTTAGCCCGGTTGCAGTTCCAGCAGAGAACCTGAAACCCAGGGGGGAAGCCGTGGGCGCGAAGCCAGGAGGCGATCGCGTTCGCGGTGCCGAGGACGGCGCGGTGGTGGGCGCCGTCGTTGTGGATGTGGTCGATCGTCAGGAAGACCGGCTCGGTCTCCCCGCAGCACGCGCAGCGACCCCCGTAGTGCGCCATGACCTCGGCCTTGACGCGGCGCCACCATCGCCGCGCGGTGTCCCGCCGCTCCACCCTATGGGCTCGATCGTAGTCCTTGCTACAGGCCTTACAACTCGACCGATATCCACGGCCGAGTCGGGAGAAGGCGTCGATCGGCTTCACAGTCGCACATTGCGCGCATCGACGTTCGCCCGTGACGGGGCTGATCTGGAGGAGCGCACCGTAGGGACCCCTCCGGTAGCCGCCTTGCCGGGCCGCCCACCAAGCCCGCGTGCAGGCCCGACAGTACGACCGCTGCTTCGAGGGTCCGAACTCAAGGTCCGGCTGAAAGTCACGGCAGCGGGGACACCAGCGGGTGCCGGGCGGGCCGACCGGGCGGGCCGTCGGCATGACCCCGTGGACACGTCGCCAACGCTCCTTCCAGTCGCGGTCACAGGCCTGGCAGTAGGCCCGGAGCCCGTCGCGCGTGCGGACGGTCTGGGCGAACGCCGACACAGCTTGAAACATCTGGCAGGCCGGACACCATCGGGTGCCCGGTGGACCGATTCGACGGGTGCGGCGGGGCCTAGCCATCGGGAGTTCGGTGCGGCAGCATGAGTAACTATGACACGTTTGGCGATTTGAGACAAGATGTTCTCGACCGAGCCGGCGAGTCCCCCACCGACGCCACCGGCGACTACTACGCCGCGGCGGGTCGCATGCTCGCCCGCGCCGGCCAGGAGCTCGCCAACGCCCATCCGTGGCTGGCGCTCCAGCACGACCCGCCCCTCGCCTTCCGCACCGTGGCCCCGGTCGCCATCACCGTCACCGTCACGCTCGACAGCGATGCGATCAGCGCCATCAGCCCCGCGCCCGGCGGTGGGGTCAGCTACCAGGGCCGCAAGATCAAGTTCGCCGGGATCCCCGGCTACTGGCGGATCAAGGCCCACGCGGCGGGCGCAACCACGGCGACGCTCGACACCGCCTATGACGGGCCCAGCGCCAGCGGCCTCGCCGCGACCATCTACCAGGACGAGTACGACCTGGCGCCGAGCCTGCCGGCCGGGATCGGGCTCCGCCACCTCCTCGGCGTGTGGGCGCCCGATCCCGCCGCCGAGCTCCTCGGGCGGAGCGAGGCCTTCTGCCGGCGCGAGTATCCCGACCCTGTGCCCCAGTGGCCGCCGAGCTACTACGCGCGGATCGGCGAGACCCGGCTCTGGCTGGTGGGCTATCCGGACCGGGCGCGGCGGATCGAGGTCCCCTACACCCGGATCCCCGTCGACATCACGGCGGACGCCGACGGCTCCGGGATCTGGGTCCCCCGGAACTTCCGCTACGTCCTCGCCGACGGCGGCCTCTACTGGCTCTTCGACATGAAGAACGACAGCCGCGCGGAGAAGCAGGCCGTCATCTACGGGGCGGGCCGCGAGCGGATGCTCGACGACGACTCCAGAAAACGCCTCCTCTACAGCCCGGCCAACCCCGAGCCGGGGCCCTATGCCTGAGGCCGATGTACACCGGCACCCTGATCCCGGTCCCGATCGGCGAGGACGGGCTCTACGGTCCCCGCCGGGTGCCGATCACGGGCCTGATCCAGGCGCGCGGCCTCGACCTCTCGGGCCTCCAGCTCGAGAAAGAGGGCGGCGCGACCTCGCAGAACGCGACCCCGCTGCCGTCGGCGATCGTCGCACTCTTCGACTGGTGGCCGGACGCGGCGACCCAGCGGACGATCGCGGTCACGAAGGGGGGCGGCGTCTACAAGGACGACGGCGTGTCCTGGACCTTCGCGACGATCCTGGCCGCCGAGGGGACCCTGACGATCACCCAGCCCCCGATGCTGATCGCGGGCGGGGCCGAAGTGCCGGCGAACAACCGGAAGCTCTTCCTCCTGACGGGCAACGACGCGGTGCGGGTGCTCTCGGGGGACGGGGCGGTCCTGACGATCCTGGCCTCCCCGCCGACCGACTTCGCCGGGGCGCGGCAGCCGGGGACGGGGTGCATCCAGCAGGGGCGCCTCGTCCTCTTGCTGGGGCACAACCTCTACTGGAGCCTGGCGACGAACCACGAGGACTTCACGACCGCAGGCTCCGGCACGCTGCCGATCTCCCCGGGCGAAGGGGAGCGGCTGACGGCCTGCGTGCCAATGCGCGGGATGCTGCCGCTCTGGAAGTTCCCGAGGGGGATCTACATCCTCAACACGACCGACCCGAGCTCGGCGAACTGGTACTACGACACCCAGAGCCGGGCGGTCGGGTGCCCCGGCCCGCTGGCCGCGATCGGCGTCCCCAACGACGCCGTCTTCTTCGACGTCGAGCTCAACGTGCACGTGCTGTCGGCCACGGACGTGGCGAAGGACGCGACCTCCTCGGACATCTCGACGCCGAAGCTCTCCAGCTGGGTCCGGGAGAACCTCGACGCGAGCCGGGGGGCCTGGGCGTGCCTCGGGTGGTAC